TTTCTATAGCTTGTTCAATATTATTTGTTGTTAATACTCCAAACATTACAGGTTTTCCACATTCTAATGATACGCTTGCAATTCCCTTTGATACTTCGCTACATACATAATCATAGTGAACTTATATCGAAAATAAGCTAAAACCATTGGGAATACTAGAATTTACATTAATATTATATAATTTTATACACACATTATATGTTTTATTCAATCTTACTACTACTACTATTAATTGTCAATTAATTTTTATAAAATCATCGATATATTTTGATAATATAACATGTCTTACAAAAGTGCTACTATCCATTAATTGACACTTTGCAAGTTTCTTAATACAATCTTTTTCTTCTTTAGTTACTCGAATATATAATCGTTCTGACCTATAACTATCATAATGTTTGTCCTGTTTTTGCTCTTTAAATAGGTTAATTATTTCTATTATTTCTCTTATCATTTTTACCACTCCCCCACTTCTCTTTTAATAAATATTTGCACCAAAAGAGTAAAAAGAGTTTGCCAGTGTACGCATTTTGTACGTCTCTCTATATATATTATGTAATAATCATAACAAAAATAACTAACGAGGGAAATATATCCCCCGTATAAATATTATTTAATCTTATCTGCAATTTCATCAACTTTATTTTCAATAGCATTGATTTTTAAATCCATGTTACTAATTAAAGATTGATTAGTTAATACTAATTGATTATTTGTTTCTGTTATTTTATCCAAGGTGGTATTTATTCTTTGCCACATCTGATAAATAAAAAATCCCATTACAACACACGCTGAAATAGGAAATCCAAAGTTTGTTATTAAACTATTTATATCCATTCACTCACCACCTACATATTCTTTTTAATTGTTATTGTCTTTTCAGCTAATACTTTATCACCATCTTTTGCATATAAAGTAAAGAATTCACTAGAACTTGTTTGATATCCATATATAGTACAACTTGTACTTTCTTGGTTATCTATTCTTGCTATTTCTAAATCAATACTATCTTGGTCTAAACTCCATACACAATTATTATTAACTGGATTTAATGTATAAACTGATTGTGTTAAATGTTTAAAACTATTTTCGCCTATTATTTCATAATTTGCTACAACTTCATTAGATGTAACATTAATTGTTTTAGATACACTTTGCCATTGTAACAATATTGTAGTTGAACCTACATTGGTTAATGAAACAAGTCCATTGTCATCTACATTTGCGATTGAACTATCTGTAACTGTATAAGTAACAACAGGGTCAGAAACTTGAACCCCATTTATTGTACAAATAGTATTTAATTGAATTGTAGAACCATTGTCACCACTAATATCAGAACATTGTATTGCATATTCGTCTGCCTTAGCAATATTTACAGTAATAGAAGCTGATACATTATGATAAGTTGCAGTAATTGTTGAAGTTCCTTCCTTAACGAAACTGACTTTACCATCTGTAATAGTAACATTATCATTATTTGCACTATATGTAACAACAGGTGTGGCATCTGCCTCCCCATCTATAGTACAAGTACAATTCAGATATATAATATCCCCAACTTTAGTATTTAATGGATTATCATTGTTTATAACTATTGTATAAGTATGTTTTTCAGCTTGTTTTACTACATCTGCATACATTGTATATATTCCCTCTATCGAATTGTCGATACTCTTTACTTGATATACTCCATTGTTCCAACCTATATACCAATTAATGTTAATAGGCTCTAACATAGTAAATACATATTGGTCTTTTAATTCCATTAAATAAGTGCTATTCTGTATTGCTTGTTTCTTAAATTTAACAATAGCACTTTTGTTATAATCGAATGTTGCATCAAAATTATTTGATTTTCCTATTGGTTGACCTAAACAAGCAATAGCTTTCTTTGTGGTTTTATATAAAATATCATTATAATTATTCAAAGCAGCCACCTCCTAGTTATAAAACATAAATGATATATTACTTGTTGTTGGTTCTGCATCTTCTTTAAGCTTTAATATCTTTGCATTTATATTATATATCCTTTGGCTTAAATATTTACTTGCTTGGTCTACTGATACAATATCCTTATTATCTATTTTTCTCATTAAATCAGTATCATTGCTAAGTGATTCTAAAACACTTACAACTGTTTCTAATAAATGTATTTGATTATCTGCCTTAGCATAAGTTGTTGTAGGACTTAACTCATTTTCAGTTAAGAATACACTATATTCAGTATCAGTATAATATTGTTTATTGGATAATTCCAATTTTAATCTTTCTAAATTACTTAATGCCATATAATCATTCCTTTCTTTTTGGTTGTCGTTCCGAGCGACATCCGAATTTTTAATAGTTTTCTAAGTCACACTCTGTTACCTTTAACAAATAAAATTGTCAACATTTCAAACGATAACTATTTTGCCATACTAAAATTTTAGTAACGGAAATTAATTCAGTTACTAACGCTCGTTTTAAAACGATTGGAAAATACCAAACGCTATACCCTAACATTGGTCACTATTTTTTCAAAATATATAGTGTAAGTTGTTGATTTTACTAGGATTCACGTCAACGTTACTCCGATTTAGATATGTATATCATACATATCTGACCACTAAATTGTGGTTAGTATATATTAGAGGTTCTTTGCGTGAACCCCACAAATATGAAAGTTCATAAAGGACATTCAAACTATGAATAGCCTACGATTCCATTTTTGGCAACGAGTTAATATTATTAACGCCCTAAATTTTTAGGTGGTTGTAAAATATTTAACGCCCTAAATTTTAAGGAGTCGGAAAGTTTATGTTACCTTATTTTTTCTGTGGGTGGTTATTTGATTAGATAGACGCACTCAAACAAAATAGGGGCAATTGACCTCTACACAATAATAGTAGAAAACACGAATAATAAAGCTAATATCTATTATTATAAGCACTATATATCAAAATCAACGGGACTTATTCTATCCCAATATTTTAAAAGTTATTGCACATAAGATTTATTTAGCGAAATAACTATAATATACTAAAATACCCCTAACCTATTGATATTACTGGTCTAAGACCTATTTTTACTTAATTTCACTTTTTGTATTTTGCGAAATGTATAAAATAAATGTATAAAACGTGTATAAAGCTATGAATATACATTAATTATTGTATAAATATACTGTATATAACTATTGTATAAAACACGAATATTATTATCTATATATAGTGAGGCGTTCGGTATTTCTATTATTATACGAATATCTGTTCCCATATATCATTAATTATGTTCATTATAGACGTTTATCTCCATTTATCTTCGTTTAGCTCTTATTAGCTCCATTTATCTTCGTTTATCTCCGTTTATATCTTGTATAGTGCGTATTTGTCATATGAAATAAACATAATCGTCAACCTAATTAATTACACAACGTTAACAATATAATTAACAACACACCAACACACTACATATTGTATGTGATACACATGTACCATCCAACATATTGATTATAAAGAAAATGTCTAACTAATACACATATATCACACCAATACATAACACCTTTTCTAAGTCATTTTAAAAGACCTCGAATATATACTATTAACCCTTACACATATATAGAACTACTCTACATTAGCCTTATCATCTACTACAACGCCCTTGTTATCTTGCAATCTGTTCATCTCCATTGATACATCTGTAGTTAATGGACTTTGTTCTACAATAGTATTTAAGCTAATAGCGTTCATGTCGAACTGTTTCTTTAAATTATCTAATAATTCATTTGCATTTTGTGGTCTTGCATAATTGAAAGTAACATTAACATAGTCACTATCACTATTTTCATTTAATAAATTTCTTATAACATTTATTCTTTCATTTAATCCATTTCTCATAACTCTTTCATTTAACATTGCATATACATCAGCTAATGAATATAACATCTTTAAAGATACTTCGCTGACATTGGCTATATTTCCATTACCACCCAATATTGAAGGTAAATATCCTATCATATTAAGCTGATTTTGAATTGTATCTAAATAATACTTTATAGAATTATAATCCATTTCACTATGTACATATTCCATACTAGAACCATTTTCAAGACTTATATTATATCCTACTGCATCTGTTGATACACTACCTTCTATTTGTTGCCCTGTAGTAACTAAGAATGGATTTAATGATAATGTATATATGCTATCTCCCATTTTAGATAGCAAGTCTTCTATTTCGTCAAGAACTGGAATAATATCTTGTAATAGTCCTACACCTTCTCTATAATCATAGTCATTATTTGTTTTATATATAATAGGTAAGCCAGTCCTATTTCTGTACTCATCAATTATATGTAGTTCTGTACCTTCATTGCTCCATACTGTAACATCTTTATCAGTATAAACATAATAATAGCTTATGTGGTCTAAATTAGTCCAATATTCAATAAAAGCAATATACTCACCAGTTTCACTATATACAGGATATGCACATTCATTATTAATAATTTTACTTGTTATTCTTTCACCATCTTTGTATATATATTCATATGCGTTACCATACTTAACTAATTTATCTGCTATTTTACTATCTGCATTATTAAATCCTCCATAATTATATGTATTCTGTATTCTACTTACTAGCTTTTCACTTCCTGTTAAACTAATTGGATTACCCACTAAATATGTACTATGAAAGTTACAAATAGTCTTTGCAGTATTTAATATTAGTTTCTTTGTAATAAATTCCTTATCCTTAAACTTAATATCCTCCCTGTTTAAGACCTTATGTTTTCCATGTAAATAGTTCATAATTGAATAAGCTTTTGCTATTCTATTACAATGATTAGCTTGTTTTACCTCCTCAGAAAACCAATAAACAGACGCATTATATTTAGTATTTATATAGTATTGTAGTTCTTTATTCATGTTTTCATTACTCCTTTTTATATATTATTTAGGACTGCAAAATTTAAAGCCATCCTACAAGTTGAAGGGGACAATAATTCCCTACCACGTGGAAATTCCCCTTGGTTAATTTACCAACATTTACGAAAAGTTCTATGTGAACATAACGTACACATATACGTGCCCGTTATAATCAACCACTGAAATATTTCCGTGGTTAATTCCATTTATAATATTTATTATCTTTTAATCCATTTAAAGCCAATGCAAGTGCCATAAGCAAATCATCGTGGCTACCACTCATGGCACCCATAGAGCCATTATCCTTTATTTCAAATATTTTCATTTCTTCCAATATTTCTTGGCTATGTAATAATAGTTGTCCCTTTTCAAACATTTCACGTAAATCATTGATAATAAGTGATTTAGTCTTGCTATTAGTATCAAAACCGACCGTCCATTGTACCCTGTTAAACTGGTCATAACTCTTATATTTACACATATTCATGTATTTGAATGTATATCTTAATCTTTCAATGACGGAGTGTCCCCCACTTGCCTTTTCTACAACTAAATAAGCTTTATTATAATAATGCCCCAATGTATTAACTATTTCAGCAAACTGATAAGGCTTAATTTTATTATTCTTAAACATGGCGACTTCTTGCCCCTCTTTATTCAATACAATGCAAGTGCTATAGTCTTTTCCTAGTCCTTCAGAAGTATCGACACCTATATAATAACGTTCCCCCTTTTTGGGGAATTGGTACATAAAGAAAGACTTGCCATAAAACTTTAATAAATTCTGTGGTAAGTCTGCCATATCACTCTTTTTAATATATTTTTCTTTCTGCAATAAGATAGATTGTAATACTGTAGCAACTCTTTTATTATCGAATACATTTGCACCAGTAGAAATAAATGCTACATCATCACTTATAGGATATTCCTGGTTAAATTGGTCGATTGAACTATTAGCAATTTTTAATCTTCTCCAACACATCATATCAATAGTTGCGTTAGGATAATTATTCATTATTTCTTGTTCTTCCTCATTTAAATCATTCTGCTTGAATGTTTTGCCACTATGTTGTGCTTTCCATATCTCTTTATATTCTTTATATTGCTCTGTGAACATTTGTGCACCATCAATATAATTATAGAAAAATGATTGATATGAATTTTCTTTTCTTTTTGATTTCTGATACATGTTATGAAAGAAATTAAGTCCACAGGCTGTTGTTTCTACAATAAGACTTCCTGTTGCATTTAAAGATTGTTCTAATGATAATAATTGTTTGCTGGCAATATCACTCTTAACAAATGCAAACTCACTTATATGTATTAAGTCAGCCGTATTTCCTCTACCTTTGTCCGTTCTACCCATTGTACTACAACTTATAATAGAACCATTTGCAAGTTGTAACTCTGCCCTATTATTTCTTATTAATTCTGGTCTTATTCCAGATGGAATACTTGCATATATTTGTTTTAATTTATTAAATATAGCTCTCGTTGACTCATCGTTGTGGGACAACATCATACACACACTATTTTTCTTTGTAATTGCTATATATATTGCATATGCACAAACCATTACGGAAAAACCGAGTTGTCTTGATTTAAGTATTATGTTAAATTTCTTTTTATTGTCTAAAAAATCCCTCTGCAAATTATTAAATGCAAAGGGAACTTCAACACCACTTTTATTTTTAATTTTCATGAAGTTTTTACAAAAAAGGTACGGTGAGTTCCATACCTTCATGAACTTTTCTTCTTTATTCATATATATATATTCCCCTTTCTATTAGTCGAACTATCGACCAATGCGTTTAAACTCGTCGCTATAACTGAAAGCACCATTTCGTGCAGTCCTAATGTAATATTCTTTAAGGATTTTACACTCGTCGCTATGACGAATGCACGGACAAAAATGTCCTACCCCTTCCTTTAAAGGAAACCCCCACGTTTCACAAAATTGACACTTCGTCCTCTAGTGGTCGAAAACAACCGTACCTTAAAATACACTTGGGTAATTGGTGAGCAAGATAATCTTACTGACGAAAAATTATTCGACTCTAATTATTCCTTAATATCCAAACCATCTAATATATTATCAATAGCTGATTTAGATTTTTGTTTAAAGAATGAACTATCTTGAGCCTTTAATATCCAATCAGCTGACTTTGTATCACCTTCAATTGCTTTTTTTAACATAGTCTTATATAAACTTATGAAATCATAATCCTTTTTTCTTTTATAATAATCTGATATACATGCTTGTACATCACCACGATTTAAATAAGTTTCCATTGCATAATCATAATTATCGCTTAAAGTACCAAACTTTTTAAAAGTTTCCTTGTCCGCTCCATCTATGTACCATTTACAAAAATATCTTAACCACATATTATCTAATAGTTCAGTATCAATACCACAATAAAATCGTGAAAAATCCTCTTTTCTAGCCATTATTAAAACTCCCTTTCTAATATTTCTTTTAATAATTCTCTATTATGTTTTTTCTCTAATGCAACTCCAATTAAAAATATAGTTACTATTGCTATGTATAATTCTAAAATAATCATTTATATCATATCCTTTCATATTAATTTGCAACGTGTCACAGATTCGGACACCATTAAAAAAAGGACTGTACGAATTTCGTACTATCCTATGCGAATAAATCCTCAGCTAAATCATAATTATCTTTAAAAGGATTACTATTTCCACTATTCTTAATCATATTTGGAATATCATTATCATATAGTGGGTTACTAGGTGGAGTTATTTCACTATCCCTCTTTTTAAATCCTCTTTTATTGCTTTTTCCCTCCATTTGTAACTCTTCTTTAAGGTTTCTTAATTCCTCTTTTATTTCTTCTATGTCGTCTATTTCGTTAATATCATCTCTTCCAATATCTTTATCCCCTTGTAATTCTAAATATTCCTTTCTAATGTCGTCTATACTGACTTTAGAAGTCTTTTTGTTAATATTCTCTTGCATTTCTTTTAATTTATTTTCTAATTTAGTTGTATCTTTACCCTTATTCTTTTCAGATATTATTTTCCCTTTAAGTCCATTTACTTGCTTAACTTCTTTATTTATCTTTTCATTTATTGTATATCCCTTTTTTGTATAATATTTCTTACTACATCTTAAAGCACGTTCTAATTCACTTTCAATAGTTGTATAAACTGTACTAGCCATTGTTGTAGAACCATTTTTAACAACTTGACCTATGCAACCACTAAATACTAATTTTAATTTGTTCAATTCTTTAACACATAAATTAAATGTATCTTTATTTATTCCAATATTATCACCCATATTTTCTAATGTATCATACATATATTCAACATTTACACCATCAAGACACATATATTCTGTTTTGGTCTCAACCTCTCCATCTTTATTATGACAAATTCTACTTGCAATATGACAATATACCTTTAACATTTTATATTTATCCATCTTAGTATCACAATTCATAATCTTATTGTAAACAATAAAAGGTAATTTAAACCATTCATTATCTTTGTCTTTTTTCTGAACATAAGTCATATTAAATTTACATTGTATAAACTCCTTAGTCTTAATATTTTTAATGTCTAAATCTTTATCTAACCAACCTATTGATTGTAAATATATTAATGTAGTCTTAAATTGTTCAATGGACTTGCCTTTACCAGTTTTAACAATAAATCCACATTTAGTTATCATATCTTCTAATGTAAAATAAGTTGCATCAAGCACATTATTGTAATGAGTATCTAAATAAACCAAAATAGGGATTAATTTATCATTATCCTTAGATAAACATTCCTCACCCTTTTTATAACTCCAAACAATACTATTTGGTAACTTACTCCAGTATTCTTTAATTAATCTTGTATTTTCCATAAATATCATTTCCTTTCATATTTAAAATTTCATATTTAGCAACTAGTAATACACCAACAAACAATTAGTAATAAGGATTTTTCCCCTAGAGACCTTTTGGTCGATAGATACTTGTTTCTTCTCTTGTTACTAGGTTTCTTCTCTTGTTATATCCTATTCTAGGGACTCATTTCGCCCCCTCAACCTTGGTAAGTACCAACCTACTAAGGGGTCATTTAAGTCCCTAGAACCAAAACAACCTATTTTTATTGATTATACCATAGTTTTTTTAACTTGTAAATATTTAGGTTAAATTGGTTATAGTACACATTTTTATGTACTGCAATCTAGGTTATATTTTTATAGTACATCCTAAATGTACCTTATTATTTATATTGTCTTAAATATTCTCTTAAAGCTAAAGTATCTTCAAATAAGAACACTTTATAATTTGGATTTTCTCTATCATCAACAACTTTTAATATATCAAATTTCTTTGCTAAAAAATTAGCCATTCTTAATGTCTTTGCCACATAATAATAAGTTCTTTCAGTATTGTTATACATTTTCTATTCCTCCATGTATTTACTTAATTTAAAATCAATAAACTTTTCTTTCTCAGCTATTTTAATTAATTCATCCTCGGTTTTACTCAACTTATTTAAATCTGCTCTAGCATCATTTTTTATAATTTCTCCATATTTTTCTTTAAAATATTTTTCTATATATCTTAAATCTGCTCCATTTAAATTATATTTATAAAAATCTTTATACATAATCTTTTTGAAATTGTATTTTTCCATGTATTCATCTATATCCATTTTCAAATTTGAATTTCCTGTTAAATGACATGATTGTCTTATTTTTAAATTATTTGTACTTCCTATGTATATGTATTTGCCATCTGTATTTATATGAAAATAAACGCATTCTCCCTCATTTAATTCAACCCAAAATTTATAATAATCTTTATAATAATCTTTATGTGTTTTGTAATATCCTTTTCTATAATTTTTAAAATATTCTTTATGTGTGTTATAGTACCATTTATTGTATTCTGCACTTGCCATTATTCATATTCCACCTTTCTTATAATTGTTTTTGTATTAATTCTTTATTTGTAAGATTTTCTTTTTTCTTTATTTCTCCCACCATATATATTATATTTAATATTTCTATTAATCTTTTATCTGTTATTGCCACATTACCTGTGTTATTTTCTAACATATTTATATAATTTCGTGTTACTGGTTTTCCTGTTGCTCCAAGAACAAAATGTGCTACTGCATCCTGTGATAATTCATAATTTGTTCTTGTAAATTGTAATCTTTCTCTTAATGTCATTTTCTTATTCCTCCTTACATGTAATTTAAAAAAATATATAAAAAATAGGACAAGGAAATAAAATCCTTATCCTAATTTACTGGTACTATGCAATTGTCTTTCTTACTACTGCAACACCATCCAATTGGATTAATCCACATGCAAATATCATATCTGCGTACACATCTGTGGATTTTGTACTTGCGTCTCTTGATTCTTCAATGTTTAATCCTCTTTTTGGCATAATTCCTAATGCACCATTTTTGATTATGTAAGATTTACATTCTTTTAAAGTGCTATCGTATGTGTTAGTATCAGCAACACACACTGGAATACTTCCTCTAAAGTAACCTATAACACCATTTTCAATCTTACCGTTGCCATTAGTTGCATAAGTCTTAGAAGTAGATACAAAGCCATCCATTGCATAGAATGAAGGTACTAACTTACTGTTTACTACAATTCCCGCAAATTCGTCGTTATCCTGTTCGTCAGAAAAAAGTTGGAAAGCGTCAACTAATTCACTTTCAAGAATTGAATCTGCTAGTGATGTTGATTTCTTTAATATTGCATTTGCATCAATATCTTTCACCATTTCATTGTCTAAAGCTTTTGCAAATATTCTAGCTTGTTGTTCTTGTGCGTTATCTATAAATTGCCCTAAAGCAGTTAAATCATCGATATCATAAACTTTTACACCTTTACCATATTGCATTATCTTTTTAGATGTGCTTGTTTGTGATAATTCTTCGGTAGTTATTTTATCCCCCTTTTCCATTAATTCAGCGTCAGAAAGTGCTTTAAACATAGGGAATTTAACTGTATCACCTACATTACCACTTAATTCTCCTAAAGTTACTGCCATGTTACTTATTCTAATTTTTCCTTTTACCTTCTCTGTTGTCATTTGAGAGTACACGTCTGGTACTATTACTGTATTTGCCATATTTATCAATCTCCATTTCTATATGTATTTTAAATTTTTGTATAATAAAAGCAAGGCTAATAAAAACCTCGCTATTACTTGCTTAATATATTGTATAAATCTTTATTTTCTGTATATAACTTCTGTCTTTCCATATAATTCATTTTGCTAAATTGTTCTTTAGTTATATTACTGGCACCATTATTATGCCCCATGTTTGGTACAAAATCCTTACCACCTAAAAGCTTATTTAAGTCTGTTATATAAGTTTCTAAATCTTCAACCCCATCAGTATTAAGATATTTTGATAGTTCTGAATTTAAACCCTTATCAGATAATTGCTTAGATAGTTCAAATTGTGCTTTTTCTCTTTTAAAATCTGCCTTTTCTTTTTCATATGCTAATTCTTCCTCTGTCTTTTCAACAGGTAACTTAGCTTTTAAATCATTAATTTCTTTACTGTATTTAGTTCTAATTTTGTCACCCTCTGATTGTAGGTAACCTTTTACCCCTGCTAATTGTTCCTCTGATAAATTTAATTCTGTTAATTCCATTTAATATCAATCCTTTCACTTAGTTTATAGTGCCTTATCCCTCCATATAAGAGTTATATTGACTATACCCTAGTATTTATATATTTATATTAAAAGCTCTGTATGAGCCTTAAAACGCTAATTTTTTATATAATAAAAAGGCTATATATTTATTGTGCTATAGCCAACACTTTAGAAGTCCAGTTTGAATATTCAAACCGAGGTAAACTTTATACCTTGGTCTCAGCCCGATTCTTCTTAGCTTATTTTCGATTTTATTGAGGAACGGGAGGATTTGAACCCCATCAATAAGCAAATTACCATAAAATGTATAATTACAATTAAAATATTGAATTAAGCTATTAACGTAACTTAATTGTATATATAAAAAACCCACTACCAAAAACAGTAATGAGTTAATTACCAAAATTATTTTATTCTTTGTTCTAAAAATATCTTTAATTTATGTTCTACTGGTAAAGCTAATATTCTTTTACCTTTTAACCATAAATTTATTGTACTTCTACTTACATTTATATTTGTTGCTATAAATTGTTGTGTAGTGCCATAAAAATTAATTAAATATAATACTTGTTGTTTTAATTCTTGTTGTTGCTCCATACACAACAATCCTTTCTATTTTATTTTTATTATTTCTCAAACCATTGTTCATATTCTTGTAAACAATTGTTTCAAAAAAAATAAATAACTATTATCTACCATAATTAAGAGTTTTCTCAAAATTAAAAATAATGCCCATAAATGGCTTGTACACTTATGTTCCATATATTTTTCATTTCGTCATTATTTTTTATTTTTATAATAGTTTATCTCTCTCAGCAAAATTGCCTTCCCTTTCCTAGGATTTGAAAAAACCCCTCTATCCATTGGTATCACTTGCTTAGAGTACATTTTTATTGATTTTAGAATGAATAGCTACACCTTTCAAACACGCATGAATAGGGCGTTTGCAAGAATTTTCTGAATCAAACTATTTTTCTTTCTTAGTTTATCTCTCTCAGCAAAATAATCTTCCCTAGAGCAAAATCCTAAAAAACCCCTCTATCCATTGGTATCACTTGCTTAGAGTACATTTTGACACTTTTCTGAAATTTCATGTTGATATGATTTCCTTGCAGTTTTCAAGTAAAAAAGCACCGTTACAAATCAAACAATTCTTAAACTGTTCTTTCTTCTCATTTACACATTTCTAAGAAATAGCTCTATCCGTTGGTGTCACTTGCTTAGAACCTATTTAAACATATTCTACTTTTTAAGAATAGACTTAATTTATACGTAAAATTCAATAGAAAAGTTAGTTTTCTATTTTACCACATTGCATTAACCTTCCCCTTCATTATAAGAAAATATTGTATAGTGCCTCAAACCGTTGATATAACTATGATTCATAGATTTTAAAAAGTGGTTAGTTTCTATTTTTATTATATTTCTTCTCATTATAAGAAAATATTGCAACATACTCTCATGTATTGATGTGACTATGATTGAAGGGTATTCATCTTTTCTCCATTCTTAATATCTCTCATATTAAGAAAATACTGCATAGTGCTTCAAACCGTTGATATAACTATGTTTGAAGCGTATAGTAAATGCGAGTTTCTTAATTTTCTTTTTTATCAACTTATCTATTTCTTTATGTCAACACTTTTTATACCCTTTTTTTTCTTCTCATATAGGAAACTAATTTTATATAATCCTAAGTGGCATCATTAAGCCATTCGTTAAAATCTTTCCGTATTGTTTTACCATTATAAGGAATGACACTAATGTCTGTAATCGTTGATATGACTACGTTTATGGGGTATAATTATTTTTATTACCCATTCGTAAATTATTTCTTCTCATATGTAAACCAATTTTTTACCCCTCTAGCACGCATCATTAAGCCATTCGTCAAATTGCATTGTGGGAATTTTTTATCAATTTTGATACTTTTCTATATTTATAAATCTTTGGTAAAATACTCTTTACCATTCGCACCGATGACATATTATGTTTAAACCTAGTCATAGCAATGGCTTTATCAATTTATTTATATACATTACCCATAGCAAAATTGTAAAATATTATACTTGTCTCCTATTGGAATTTCCGTAAACCTTTATAAATGACACTATTACTAGTTTTATAGCGATTTAGCGATTTACCATATTGTGTATAAACATTGCTATTAAGCCATTTATAGCCAAAAAAACTTTTCCTAAATATCACTTTTAAGTTTTCTACCTAAGTTTAAATAACCTCTAAAGTCGCATTATATGGTAGCAAAATATCAAAAAAACGCCTTTATATGTTCTTAACTATTACTTATTCATTTCATGTTCTGAAAGTGCCTTTAAAATGGATTTATATATTTGCATCTGTATTGCTTTATTTTATCTCTAGTTAGTAATTAATCATTTATGTTGTAACTTTTAATTTAAAGCACTTTTTCAACCACCGTTAAGCCATTCTTGAGGTATTAAATTCTATATCTTTCATAAGTATTTTAAATTTACACTTTACTTTTGAATTAAGACTTGTTATTGTTTGGGAACGCTAAGTTACTTTTGGATATAATTATTTTACCTACACACAATCAAAAAAATGAAAGTGCATAAGTAAAATAATTGTTATTGTTTGGTTTACACTTAAGAACCCCCATCAACACTCTTATTATTACGCTTTCGCATCAATCTTTTTCCATACCTATTTTGTCCAGTATGATTGATTAATATTACCCTAGAATTATCTAGCCAAAATACCACCGAGCCTGTTATTTATAGGTTATTGGTCGACACACACCTATTCTTATATGCTACCTTACTAGGCTTGCAATAAGAGAAATTCTACCTAGAACATATAAGAACGGAACTTTCTGCATCGGCTTTCCTAACCTACTATTACTTATACTGCATAGTGCATAACAGTTAACCTATATCTAAAAAAGTGTATAGGAAATAAAACCCACCTTGAATTATTTTTAAAAATGGATTATACTATATTTACGGTATATAGTAATCCCAAAGTGGTGGGATTTATTAAACAATATTTAATTGTTGGAGTAGAGTAGTTATTGTCAGTAACTGCTCTATTTTTTTATTTTAAATACTCATTAATCTTATCTAAAGCATTTTTTAAATGTTCTATATCTCTATCCCAAACTTGACTATCTTTTGCTAATTCTTTTAATGTTTCTAACCTATATTGTATTGCTATCTGCATATTTATTAGTTCTATTCCTTTAAATTCAATCATTTTTACTATACCTACTTTCTCATTTTAATATGACTACTACTAAATTCTTGTAATATATTATTATCTTGCATATCTGCTTTTAAATCTGGAACAAGTATATTTATATATTTCTGTGTCATATCCAAGCTACTATGACCAAGAATTTTTTGTAGTGTTACTACAGACTTTTTCTGCATTATCCACTTTTTAGCAAATGTGTGACGGAATTTATGAATTGATACCCTATCTACACCTCTGCTCTTGTTATAGTCTTCTATTGCTTGTGTAATACTGTTTCTACTAAGTTGTTTTCCATACACTGTACAAAATAAGTAATCATCTTCGTTTTTTTGTTGTCTGTATTTAAGATATTCTCTTAATATTTTTGTAATTTCTCTTGTTAAAGGTAATGTTAATTGTTTTCTATTTTTCGTATGTGTTACACTTATAGTTTCATCATCAAAATTAATATCTTTTATTTTTATATTTACAACACTAGACACTCTTAAACCAGTTGAAAGAAAAAAACATACCATACACCAATTTCTATATGGAGCGAATTTAACTTTCTTCATATTTGGTTTTTTTAATAATTTTGATAACTCTGCATCTGTATAAGTTTCAATTGGTTTTTTATCAATTTTGGGCAAATCAATTTTAAATACTGGCAAATACTCTTTATCCATAAAAAAATGTAAGAATCTACTTAAATCTCTTGCATAAGTCCAAATCGTTATACTACTCTTTATATTCTTGTTTTTCTTAACGTCTAAAATAAAATTGTTATATGTTTCTAGTGATATATCAGATATTTTAATGTCTTTATCTAAATATTTAATTATTTGTTTATAACTAGTTTCATAGTGTACAACTGTGTCTGGTCTTAGATTTCTACTTAAACAACTAAATGTAAATTCATTAAATCCTTCTTCAAATGTCATGTTATTTTCTTGTTTAATCATCTTAAGTTTTTGCAAAATATCACCCTCTTTTGGTGCATAAAAAAATACACACATTATATAAATTTAGATTAATTTCCAAACATATAATGTGTGTAGTATAAATAGTTCAATATAATATTATTT